GCTGCTACAGCGCTAGTTGCATTTGAATTAGCAGAGACTGCAGCTACTACGTTAGTAGCAGTCACAACACATCGAATAGCACTACCACCATCAGCATCAACGAGCACATAAGTGCTAGAAGTTGCACTACCGATATTAGAACCTGCACGTTGCCACTGATATGTAAATGTAGGTGTTGGTGCACCTGTCCATGTACCGTTTGTAGTACTTAGTGTTTGACCAACTGTTGCAGTACCGGATACAACTGGAGCAACTGTGTTAATGGGGGCTGAGCTGTAGGTGCCCCCGGCAATCATTGATAATATTCCTGACATATTAGGTCAATCCTGTTCCAGTAATAATCCAAGACGTAGAAGTTATTTTAAGAGCATTTGCAATACCGTATTGAGCAAGCGATCTGTTTCCTGTGGTACCCTGACCACCAAGATACATTGTATCCGTAGCTATCGCAATAGTTACAACCTGGGAGGTCATATTGGCAAATGCAATTACAGTACCAATTGGGTAAGCAACTGATGCATTTGCCGCAATTGTAAATGTTCTTGCATTAGCATCAGATGCTGGGTGAAAGATAACTTTCCCGGAATCTGCTAAAACTGTGGTGTACGCAGCTGATTGGCTGTTTTGAGGTACGTTTAAAAATCCTACTGCATTCGTACCATCAACTGTGGTACTTGTACCCATTGTTATCGATGTCAAATTTCTTGAATCATCAATGACGGTAGTTCCGCCTACTTTAATTGCCATCTTCGTTCCTTATTATTATTGTAAACTCGGCATTATTATTTATGTTATGCTTCCAGATACCAGTGCAGTAGTAGAGGTAATAAACACTATTGTTGCAATACCTCGGGTGGAAAGATCAAATGTATTTACATCGGTATCAAATCCGCTCTTATAAACAGTGGTAATTGCTTGTACGTTACAGGTAATTGTGCTAGAGGTATTGTTAAATATTGAAAACGCATCACCAGCAGCAAAAACACTTGCTGTAAGGGAAATATTACCTCCAGAACCTAGAATAAGAATCTTACCAGCATCACTTGCGACTGGATTATATGTGGATGTTATACTGCTAGAAGCCGGTATATTTTTATAACCTACAGGGTTAGTACCATCTGCTGTACAAGAAATAAGATTACCTGAAGCAGGTACACCAAGAGCCGGAGATACTAAAGTAATATTACTTAATGTACCGGTAGCATTTGTTAAGACAATAGCAGACGGGGTACCTAATGCAGGTGTAGTTAAAATAGGGCTTGTTAAGGTCTTATTGGTTAAAGTCTGTGTACCTGTTAATGTAACTGCTGTCCCCCCATTGCCACCGAGCTGAGTATACACTTCCCACGTATTACCTGAATATACTAACTGTACACTGATGTCGTTAATATCGCAGACTAGGTCTTCTGCTACATTAGCAATCGTAGAACCATTTCGAGCAATAGTTAATGCGTTAGCGCCAAAATCGCCGCCTGCATCAGCAACCACGACTTGGTTACCAGTTGCCGGTGTCGCAGGTAATGTTATTGTAAATGCACCAGAAGCCGTATTAGCTAAAACACCTTCGTTATTACTAAGAGTATAATTGGCAGACTTAGCAACATAAGACAAACCGCTGGCTGGTAACGATGTACTCGCCCACACATTACCATTACTAGTTAATACGTTACCACTTGAACCAACAGCATAGGTAATCGAGTTAATTGCAGAAACTAAGTTTGCGTTAGCTGAGGTACTTAAATTAGACAGAACCCCTAATGTAATATTAATATTAGAAAAGTTATTATCCACTTCCGAATTAGTCAGAGGTGTACCTTTAACAGTAGACCCTGGACTAGAGATCGAATTAGCGGTTCTTAAGAGTATCGTTGCCATGTAATTACCTTACAGTATTCGTTTGAATATTTATTGTTTATTTATCTGTCTTAGATTGACTGATTAAAATACGAAGCATATCCTTGAGTTCACTCAGTTCTTGTTTCATATTTGACATCTCTACCTGCAGATTATCGGATGCCTGCGCGTTTTTTTCAGCAATTGTTCTCTGATTAATATAGTTCTGTCTCGCATTTTGATCAACAACCAAAATAGCTTTAGAGTTAGGATCACGAAATAACGTTGGGTGATCTTTAACCTTTAATACTTGTCTGTTTATCATACCAACATAATCGCTCTTAAGTTCTTACATTTTGGAGCGTCAGCAGAATCATCAGAAAGAAGTACAATCTTAAACACAATAGAAGTAAACTGAGTGACATTATCTATTTGTTTTTCAACTTCAAAGAACTCACCGTTCAGAGATGTTGGAATAACTAAGCCAATTAATTCAACATATTCTTTAGTTGCAAGATCTGCAGACTCACCAACAGTTTTTACTTTATAGTAAACTTTAACATTAGCGTTTTCAGGTTTACAAATATCTAGTCTCAAGTTAATAGAGGTAGATGGGTTAGCTAAATCAACCTGTCTTGTAATATATTTTGCTAGAGCAGAACCACCTGTAGCAGCTTCTTCAGCAATAAATGCTCTACCGTTGGTAACAGTAATGACGTTAGCAGCAGCAGCAGTCGTAATAGTACCTGCAACTAAAATGTTTGCGCCAGCATCTAAAACATCCAATACTCTAAACGCCCCGCTATTAGCGGTAGTATTAGAAACTGTAACCGTTGTACCTTTAACTATACCCGATACGTTAGCTCTATCATTAACCGCTTCAATACTAATGTAACCGGTTTCAGCAGATACTCTTGTAAAGGATATGTTACTATTTCTTGCAACGGTTGCAATGTCAGTGCTTAAATTTTCTGTAGCATACGTAGGATTATTAACCTGATTCCTAATAAACACAGCCGATAATTGTTCCATATCTATGATAGGTGAAAGGAAAGGCGTACTGTTATCTAGAGTAATGCGCAGTGTGAGAGGCCTTGCACCTGCTAAGTTATTAGTTTTATTTGTTGTACTTGGTAAAACCGAGGTAGTATATAACTCTGATGCACTCGCCCCGTTAAGTACGGTAAATGATGATTGAGGTGTATAACCTTTATCAACCCCCTTTACACTTACCCTTGCAGAGGTATCTGCAAATTGAAGTGAAGAAATAGCAGGGTAAACAGCATCATAAAGAAAGTCACGCTCAGCTATAATACCATTACCACCAGCACGAACAATAGTGTTGCTGGTAGAGGCAGTCGGTAAAATAATTGTATAAGAGTTAGCTCTAACGTTTGATACTGCAAACTCTACATTATTAATAGTTTGAACATTAACCCCGTTAATATTACCTTTGTTATTAATAGCAATTGCTGATGTACTGTCACCAGGTACGTTGTTTAACTTGACTGTTGAACCATTTACAAAACCATTATCTGTATGGTATACTTTAAGAACCTGACTACCTGGATAGAACTCTAAAGGATCTGTACCTAATCTTACAATTTGGTAGTCTCCTGCATCAACTTCAAAATCTACAGTAGCTGTTGATGTTGTAGAGAATATAGCATTGTATATTCTAAATTTAAGATCTTGGTTTTGATTAGCTTCCCAAGAAGAACCATTTTGAGATTTAAATAAAACTCCAACAAATGGTTGGTCGTTAATTACTCTACCAGTAGCAACATCGGTTTCACCAATTTGTGAAATCCATACTTTGTAATTAATAGAACCAGTTAAAAGAACTAATGCGTACTCACCGGGTTCTAGATAAACCAAGCCATCAAATGCAAGATAAGTTGCAACAGAACCATCATCTGAAGTAGTAATTTCTTCAGGCTTTACTACTCTACGAGAGAATGGTATAACTGTTTGTGATGGTGAGCCATTAACAACAGTACGTAATTCAACGTACATTGGAGCAGTTGTATCAGTATCATAGAAGAATAGGTCCACACCAGTTAGAACAGTTGGATTGCCAGAAATAATAAATGTTTGTGCTAAAGGATCTTGAGCCCAGCAAGTTCTTGGGACGTTAACTCCATCAGGAGTCCCAACTGCCAAAATAGCAGTAGCGCGATTAGGATTTGAATTTACCTCAGCAACTACGGAAGCAATAGTACTTGCTCCCGAAGCTGGCCAATACGGACCATTAGATGTAACAGGTGGTACTTGGTTATCAGCTAATAAAGCAACGGCAATTTGAGCAGCAGAAAGAGCTGCCGCATCTTGTGGTGAGAACCCCGAATTAGTAAACTGTGTAAGAGTACCATTATTATATAAGTATTCTTGATTGACAGCACCTGAACTAGTAATATCTAGAATGGAGCGATAAGTTTGAGCGGCGGCGAGTTGATCTGATTGACTTAGACCTGACATGGCTGCAGTAAATCCATTCTGGGCTGTTGCGCCTTCTATTCCTGAACCGTCTGATCTAATAAGAGCGGCAAAGGCCTGTTTGCCCGCGGAAGACATGGATCCTACACCTTCGGAAATATTTCCTATGGTATTGTTTGTCACCCAAAATTGCGCTCCGTTTTGATCTGGTATTCTTCCGAACGCGGCACCATAAATTACATCGGCATAAGTTAACGGTGGTCTCGTTACTACTGTGGGGGTATAAACTGTAGGCTCGACATATGGGGGATCATACGACGGGGGAGCTGTATACACCGGTGGTGGTACATATGATGATGCTCTTTGATCAAAAACTGCTTCTGCAGTTGTATATCCATTTCTTGTTGATACAATTTGATTTTGTAGGGTTGTTAATTGACCAGAGGTATTAAATTTAGCCTCACCTGCAGTCTCACCATCTGTACCATTAGTTGGAGAGTCCGTTAGTCTAAAGACTTTTTCACCAGTTGAGAAGTTAAAGTGCGAAGCATCATAAAAGAACGAACCGGATACAGTACCTGTAGAGTCTGTAAACACATTACCTTTGTTGACGATAAATGTGCCAAGGAAAGAATTAGCTTGGAATGCTGTATTACCAGCTGCATAAGTACCAGTTACAAAATCTGTTACTTTATACTCATCAAAATATACTTGTAATTTTGTATTAGGTTTTAACCCTGTACCGGTAAACTTAATGTTAACATTCCTCATTTTAGGAATAACGGTATTGCTTACTACAACATCATTATTGGTTGTAGTATCGATAGTTTCTTTAACATCAAATGTGGTACCTTGTCTTTCGTCCACATATGCACCACCATAATAATTAGTCTGCCATGAGCCCCAAACTGTGCCATATTTACCAGAAGACTGAGCAGAGGCCAGCAACGTGCTATAATTACCTTCTTTATCGATATGAATTTCAGGTAATCTGGCTGTATCAAAGAAAATATCTGAAGGAGGATCTAAAACAACTGAACCCGTAAACGAAACAACACTAAACGGGTTAATATTTTCAATTCTTGATGCTGCATTACTCTGTACAAATACATTACTAGTATATGCCAGAGAAACAATATTACCTGTCATTGCGTAATTATTAGATGTACGCTGACCATTAGTAGTGGCGATCTCTTTTAATCTCAAATTAGTTTGATTAAAAGTGGGTCTTAAAACACCCTTTTGGAAGTCCATTGATACTTTATAATCAGAATCTAAAGGATTACCAACTTTGTGACCGGTAAAGTTATCAACAACAAAACCGTTTTTAAATCTATCAAAACCTAAACTGTCTTTAATTTGATATAAAGAAGTATCTGTTTCTAATAGAGATAGTGTAGTATAGTATTCTAATGTCTTGATACGGCTTTCAAGTTTACCAATATCTCTCATTGTAAAGCGTCTGTTATCTATAACAGTAACGTCGATATCTTTTTTGACATCGAATACATAAGGCTTTTGTGCAAGCACAAACAAAGCCATAGAGTTTTGTGGTGTAGCAGGTTCCTGAGGTGTAAGAGAACTTACACCCTGAACTACCTGCATATTTCCTGAAGAATTTAATACTATCTTATCTGTTCTTGGTAAGTAGTAACTATAATCAGTTAAAATATCAACATCTTGATCTAAGAATTCTGATGGACCGGTGAACGTTGTACCATTGGTATCAATTCTTGGTCTAAAATCTAAGCAGTCTCTTAAATTATAAGTTTTAGAGCCAGCTGTAAATGTTGGAATATCTTTATATTCAATATCACCGTATGAATCTACAGAGAAGAAATCTCCGCTTGAATGTGTAAAGTAACTAAATGTTACTCGAACAGGCCCAGTTGGTGTAGGTTGACCTGGTAATAATTTAACACTACCCAAATCATAATGTGAAGTTTTCTGACCATTATCTAACGTATATCGAGAGGTAATATCTACAGAATTAGAAGTACTGAAAGCAGTTCCAAAAGCATTAGCTGACATTCTAACGTTAGATAGAACATAGATATCTGCTTGTCCTAATGAAAGAACGGTTGCAGTAGCTGTTGTATTACTTGTAAAATCTATTGTCGAACCACTAACAAGGGTCTTAGTCTTTTTATTTGCTGCAGAATTAGTTTTTGCAATGGTTGAAATAATACGAACATCGCTTGAGGCGTACCCACTACCCAGAGTAAAGGTAACTGTTTTACCTGTTGGTGATCCCGATCTTGTAACATTGCCAGTTAACGGAATGTAAGACCCATCTGACTTATTAACTACGAGATAGTTAGTTACAGAAAAAGGTGCAAACACCTCATCTGTACCAGCGGTAATCGCTACATTACCCCCGCTTAACGTTCTATCATATACACGGCTTGTACTGTATGATGTTTCCGTATCTGTTGGGTCAACTGTTTTAATTATAGGGTAAGGGAATTCGAACAAATAAGTTGCATCATTCTCTGATGGGTTATTTGTAATTACAGATGTATGTTTTGATGCACTTATACCTGAAACGTTACCAATTAAGTTGGCACTTGCATAAACAAAAGTATCACTTACAACACTGCTAATAGCAGAAATATTGCCGTTGATAGTAATATAATCACTACTTCTAAGATCGGTATTAAATTTTGTACCAACTCCGGTAATAACATTACTTGCGTTTGTGGTTGCAACTGTACCTGTAATATTAACTAATGTTGGGACTACGTTGGCAGTTGAGTCAACAAAACCTCCGTTATTATAATAAATCTGTCTTACATCTTTATCAAAAGCATACCCTGTTAACATCTTAATGTTAAACAGGTAAGCAGTGTAGGTAGCCGTCATACCAGAACCGGATACATAAACAATAGATCTAATTCTTGCAGTACCTACCTTAGTACCTGCAGCTGACCCCGGGGTAGCTGTATAACCGTTATATAAGTCTACTTCACTTAACGTTATTAAATCAGGTATAGAATAAAGACCAGTAATAGTAACATAGTTACCTACTAATGTTGAAACTGTACTATTATTTACAGCAGTAAAGTCTCTTGCTTTGGTGTTTACAACATACTTACTTCTTAAATTATCAATCTCATAACCCATTACATATGCTTTACCAGGTGAAACTATACTGGCAATAAGATCAGCATTTCCACTAGAATTAGCTGTAAATAATCCGTCTCTAACACCTGTAGCTGACGTTCTTAGATGTTCAATATTTTCTAACCTGTATGGCTTAACTGTATAGTTACCAGACTCATCAAATGTACGTCTAGCAAGCACTTCACCCAGGACGTTATAATCAGAAACAGACTTCTGATAAATCATAATACCATCTTCAATTCTAGAAATTTCTACGTAGTTGTTATCTACAGTTTCAGCTTCTGGTAAAGTTCTAGATTGAAGAGACAGGCTTATAGAGTATCGATCGGCTCCAGGAGCAAAATAGTTATTTGAACCTGCTGCAGGATCTAATAAATCTTCATCTTCATCTGAAGTAAGAATACTTTCTGTAACTAAAAAGCCGACTGATTTTGATGGTGTATCGCTGTACTTAGATACAATGTGGGTCTCGTCTGCAAAGTATACAAAATTATTCTTGCAAAAAATAACACCGGCTGCAATAGAAAACGCAACACCCTTACCTGTAGCTGAGGAAGCAGCAGCTTGCAATACAGCGGTACTATTTGCACCATACGTAAAAGTTAATAGTTCCCCATCTGCAAATACTGCAGTTGTCTTATCTGTACCTGAGCCGGTATACTTTACATAGATTGTAGAGGGGTCCCCACTTACAGATACAGCATGATTAACAACGCGGGCTGTAACTCCAGTAGTTTGACCTACAACGGTACCCCCTACTAAGTCAGCTATAATATCATCTGAAACTACACTGTTAAAACTATCAGTGAGCTTTACAAAGTTATAAAAGTTATCAAATATTTGCTGCCCAGGTATTACAATTGCACCTTCTTTAAATATATTCTGACCAAATCGAGCGATCTGATTTTGTAAGGTTGTCTGTAATTGTGTTAATTCACGTGCTTGTACAGCACGACCGGGTTTAAAAAGAATACGGTAAAATTCTTTACTTTCACTAAAGTCATCGTAGTACGGGTCGGTATTAAAATTTATCGCCATCTCTTACCTATTATAATTTGATTACTGTTCTTAATGTAACTAGTTGCTGGGCGCTATAGCTAACAGCTGTTCTGTTATCAATGTATAGCATGTCACCACTAAATTTATTTATAGTAGGCTCTGCGTTGATTGTTGTAATAGTATATTCCGTATCTGTAATTGTGTCTAACAAAGCATCACCAACAGCTATGTCATGAGTATCTTTGTACATTAAAAGTATTTGATTAGAAGCACTTATTACTTCAACTACTTCTAAATTAAGGGTTGAATTACCCATGCTGTGTTGAAGTAGTGTGTCCGCTGCTAATCCACTCACAGTATCAAGGGTAACTAAAAAGCAAGAACTACCTGAGATATTAGCAAATGCTCTACCACTATTTGCAGGGTTTGCATACTCTTGTTCTGAGCCATACATCTTAATGTCTTTAAGAATACCAAATTGTCTATAGTCGTTACTGACTGTAATGCCTTGGTTCTTTTCATTATTTATAGTTGAAGTCAGCATCAATGTGTCAGCATGTAGCTCTCTGACGGGGTCACTACCATGACCACCATAAGGTGATATAATTGCAGATACGTTAGCATTTGCTCCGTTACCCGTAATTACGACATTAGCATAGTTATAACCAGAACCTGGGGATGTAACAGAAATATAACTAATGGTATTATTTACCAGAACTGGTTGACCAACAAAGCCATCCCCGTCTCCAGTAATTACTACGTTAGCATATGTGTAGCCAGAGCCAACATTACTTACTCGAAATGCATGTATACCACCCCTTATTGCAGACAGTTCAACGATTGTTTGTAAGGTATCTAAATCATCAATAGAAAGATTGGCGTGTGCTGTAGCCCCTGTACCAGTTGCGCTTGCAAAAGAAATATCCAAGCTAGTATACCCAATACCTCTTTCTTCAATAATTATATCTTCTATTTGACCGGCAGCGTTAATAAACGGTGTTGCCACAAATCCTGTACCATCACCAATAGTAGAAATAGTTGTTTGAATGTTAGAGTCATAACCTGTACCTTCATCTTCAATAAGAACTGAATGAATAGCACCGTTACGTAATACAGGAGTTAAAACAGCAGAGGTAGCGTAAAAGAGATTTGCAGATGCGTTAGATGTTGGTTGAGTATTACCAGTAGTAGATATTGTTATTGTTGTATTTGCAATAACGTTGGTATTATACCCCGTACCTTTATTTGTAATAACGATATCAACAAGAGAGTTACTACTGAATATTAAGTTTGCAAATGCATTAGCAGTAGGTTGAATATTACCGGTAGTTACTATAGTTGCGGTTGTATTAGCAACAGCGGCCGCCGTATACCCTGTACCAGGGTTATAGATTCTAACATTGCTTATATTTTTAAGAAGACTGGTACCGGTACCAGAAGCATCTGTGATGTTAATGGTTGCAGTTTTATAGTTTGCGCCAACATTATTAATAATAACATCAATAAATTCACCAGAGGTATTAAATACAGGTGTTAAATTTGCAATTGAATTACCCGTCAGGCCTAAAAACTGGCCTTGTACAGAAAGAGTCACAGCTGAATTACCAATGTAACCAGACCCCGGTGTATCAATAGTAATACTGCTAACTTCACCTTTTGAATAATATGCATTTGTAACCGCTCTTTGAACCGGCATAAAGTCTACAGTTAAGAAGCGATTTTGAGATGAAAGAGGAATTGTATAAAGGTACTTCCAAATATAACCATCAGATGTAGTAACAGTAGTTATGTCTTGACCAGAAGGTTCTTCAGTAGATGCTGCACCATTGTTATTAAAGATACATTTATAAACACCGAAAGAGGTGGTCAATACATAAAAGTTTGCGGCTTTAAGACTTGTAGCCCCGCTTGTTGAGGTAAAACTTGTACTATAATTACCATCGTACTGATCGTATACAGTTCCTGTTGCCCAGTTTACTCTAGGAATTACATATGAAATATCTCTAAAATTTATCTTCTTTACACTTAAGATACCATTACGAGTATAACGTTCATAATCACTCGTAGCTTCTGGTGAAGCCGGATTTTGAGGATCAGGCCAATCTAATACATTACCTATAAAGTAATAGTAATTAGATCGGCGAGATAAAATTTCGTTATACACCGTCTCCACCAATGAATGGTGGATGGTGTCTTTTAAGAGAAAAGCCATATTAAGCTACAGTAACGTTCCAGGTAATAATAACAGTGTCACTAGCAGTTTTAGTTACTACACCAAAAGCAGTACGGCAAAGCATATTTCCGCTAGACGAAGCGTTTAAAATGCCGGCTTCTGTAAGAGAACCTGTACCGGTACCAGCTGGAAATGTTGCAACATACGTAATGGTGTTTGCAGCACGTGTAGTGGAGTCGAGTACGACTCGGCCTAATTCAGTACCAAGTGCAGTTTGAGAAGTAGCCGCTGCTGTATTGGAAGAGCCAACTGCCATGTGACTCATAATTGCAGTTGTGTTACCAACCATTCTAGATGCAATTGTGTCTTTACCAACCGCAACAACTAGGTTACTAATTTTACGATAGTCTTTTTGTTTACCGGTCTCGTCTAAAAGAATAACTTCAAGGTTACCTTTGACATTTATCGATTCTGTGAACATGTTTTATTCCTCTAAGAAGTTCTGTGTTATATTTATACAAGCTATCATGTATGTTAACTAAATGTAATTGCTGTTGCCAAGGTGTTAGCAGTATATTGCTCTAAGAAATACCCTGTAATATTCGTTTGGTCTGTATAATCTGGTGGACCATTTTCAGTAGTATCTATAGCATCAAAACTATCTGCTAATACTAATCCGATACTAAAGCTATTATTATCACTGAATGTTGTTGTATCATCAACACTCTTTTGAACTGTAATAGTGATTACATCTGATAATGTAAATTCATCAGTTAAAGGTTTTGTTAACCGATAATCAGTAATTTCTGCTGATGTAATTACATTATCATTATCTGCTAATTTTCTTATTAGCTTAGATGCAGTATCTAGTGTTGTAAATACACTGTTCAGTTCAGAATTAACATTCTTTCTGCTTTGAATACTGATGATTCCTGATATATCAGCAGTTGCAGATAATACTCGATCAACAAATAAATTAGTACCTGCCTGGTGTATAAGTTTTTTAACTATATCGTAGAATACACTAATATCTAATTCAGATACAATTTGATATGCAAACGGTTGATAAAGTTCATCATCTTGAAGTCTATTATCAGATTCGGATAAAAAGCCTTGAGTTGAAGTATACTCACCAGGGTATCTAGCAATTGCTCCAGTACCAAATGACAGAACAGCATCGTTAGGGTTTTCTGTACCTGTTGTAGTAACCGAGGTTAATAGCTGTGATGTTATATTCTGAGCTACAAGATCATCACCAGTAAAGTCATAAGGGGTTATATAATCTGTATCAAAATACCTATCTGCACTTAAGATAGTATGAGGTCTTAAGATGGTAATAGTTTCAGAAAAACCACCACCTTTTGTAGCTAGATATTTGGTTCGGGCCGAAACACCACCAGAATTTGAGAGATTAATAGAAATAGTCTCAGTAAACCCAAACCCATAACTTAATATTTTTAGTCTTTCAATTGCACCAGTACTACTGACCTTAGTAATTCTAACAAGAGTATTTAAGCCACCAGCAATAGAAAGTGTAAAGACTTGACCGGCTTTAAAGTTACTACCACCGGATATAATTCTTGTCGTTGTTAATGTAGGTTGTAATGTACCTGTGAATATAACACCAGTGGTGTTACTTATTGATATGGTATCGTTTACACCGAACGGTACAGGATACGGCGCATGAAAAAAGATCTCAAACAAATTTGTATCAAGAGTTTTTACTCTTATTACTTCAGCTGTATACTTAACGCGATCTTTTGTAAAAGTAATAAAGCGATCTTTAATATCAGCTGCACTACCGGATGTTTTAAGCACGCGAAGCGAATTTCGTTGATTCCATTTACCATTAGAAGGTCTTAATACGGAGTCGTAAGGGTATCTGGTTAAAGCAGCTGTATCATATAATATTCTAAATAACGTCTCAATGGATAATGTTCCACCCTTAGCGGCGTATAGACCTTTAATTCTTTTTATTAATAGCCCTTTATCAACCAGTAAGCTTTGAGGAAGGTCTTTAGCGTAGTTATTTAAAAAATAATTTACAAATGAATCTGCAGTCTTATCAATGTCGCTGTACTGTCTTGCATTTTGTACTAGCTCTAATGCGTTTTGATCTTGCTCTAAAAATTGATAGTAGTATTCTAGAAAAGCAACAAACGTAGTATAGTCAGACCTGATAAATTCAGGTAACTGGCTATTAACCAGTTGCGATACTTTTTCTTTAATTCGTGTTGTTGCCATATTATACTAATGCAGTAACATTTACAATTGTACCGGCTATTAATCCACCGGTTCTAGTTGTTGTCGTATCGTCTTGGATTAATATTTCGTTACGGGATACCGATAGATTATAACTTGCCTCTTGGATGCTACCTGTAATTCTAATATCGGTTGTACCTGCAGGCAGACCTGTTGGTGTAATACTCGCTATACTTACAATACCCGTTCCGTAACTTACAGTACCAATGCTTGACAATAAAATAGCATCAGTTGTAGCATTAACAACTCGCAATGTACCGGTACCTGTATCACTCGAAGGAGTTGTGTCTGGTAGATCGGTTATTTTTACTAATGTTGTAACACCGTTTATAGTTATAAAGAAGTAGCTCGAGGATAACGTACCTGGTTTAATAGCATTTCTAAACTTAATTGATGTATCACCGCTAAAGACATTAACTGTGTTTAGGGTTGGTAATACTCTTCTTTGTAGCTTTACAGTTAACAATGCACTTGTAATAGAATTGTTTTTAGCTAAAATAGCATTAATTAACGTTGAATGAATATAATTTTTATTAAACTTCTGTAAACTCGTAGAAAAATAAGTTGAAATAGCATCATTAACTTGAACTTTAATTTGTTCCGACGATAGAGTAGTAGCTGAAGAGTTATAAATTACATCTGCACTTATACCCACATGGAAGAAAACTGGATCAACAAATACAGGTGTGGTTGTTAGAGCTTGTTTGGATTTTAA